AGATTTAAGCTACAACCAAGCAATAATAAACTTTAATAAGATTAAGCCACGTTCAGTTGGTAACATAGGCCAACTTGAATTATGGTTTGATAAAGAAAAGTTCTTATATTATGAGCAAGACCATCCAGCACCTAATGTTTATAACAAGATTTATGCACAACCAAAACACGAATAAATTGATACTTTAGAAATATTAAAAGCAAAGATAAACTTACAAACAACTATTATAAAGTTTACAAGTAGTATAGAGGAGTTACAGGAAAAACATCCAGAACGTAAAGACTTAATTAATTCTATGTTAGATTCACTTGAAGACATCAGTCATTTTCAATCCGTGTTTATGCAGTTTGAAGACCAATATCTTTTAGAATGCAAAAGTAATTTACGTTTACAGATGGTTATAAGTGAACAAAAACACGAATTAGAAAAGCTAAACATTTTAGTAGAAAATTTAAAAGAGGGTATATAATGCCACGATGTAAAAACTGCAAAGAGAAATTTGAAGTAAAACATTTTAATCAAAAGTATTGCTTTAAAAGTGATTGCGTCAAGGTATGGGTAGAAACTGCAAAGGTCAAGAACTGGAAGAAAGAAAAAAAACGACTAAAAGAAGAACTTGAAACCGTACAAAGCTTAACTAAAAAAGCACAGGTATACTTTAACGCATACATAAGAGCAAGAGATGAGGCAAAAGGTTATCCGTGTATATCTTGTGGCAAAGTATTACGCAAAGGAAATATAGATGCAGGCCATTATTTTTCGGCAGGTGGATTTGGTAGTGTTAGATTTTCGGAGTTTAATGTTCACGCACAATGCAGTAGACCGTGCAACAAAGATAAAAGTGGCGATTTACTAAACTATCAAATCGGTATAGAAAAACGAATAGGTGGCCAAGAATTAATAAAACTACACGAAGAAGCACACAAAATAAGAAAGTATACAAGAGAAGAATTGAAAGATATAATAGAAACCTATAAACAAAAAAAGAAAGATGTCAGAGGGATTGATTAGAAACACGAATCAAGTTAAACAGGCTATTGATTTTGTAGGTGCAGAATGGAAAGATATACACCCAAGCGATATAGATGCAGTTCTGGAGTTCGATAATGAGCATTTAATATTATTTGAAATAAAGCGTAAAGGTCATAGCATACCAAAAGGTCAAAGGTTACTACTTAAAAGGATAGTAGATTGTTGGCAACGTAAAGGCAAAGCAATTATATTAAAAGGAGAACACCAATGTAATGATACAGAAACTATAATACTGCAAGATTGTGAATTAACTGCCTTGTATTATTGTGGATTTTGGAGAAAGCCAGACTATCAATTAACGATTGGAAAGGCGATGAATCTACTAGGAAAACATTGGGATATAAAAAAAATGTTAAAATAATTTCATTTTATAGTTGTATAAACAAAATAAAGTATTATATTTGTGTATACAAATTAATTAAAACACTTAAAAATGAAACAAGAATCACAGGTAGCAAAAAATTTAAAAGTTGGAGACATTTTAAAAATAGATAATCCTTATGGATACGGTTTTCAAAAAGCTATTATTACTAAGATTGAGCCAAAGCCTAAAGAATATTGGATAAACAAATATGACAAATTTAAAGAGAGTGAGGATTTACATATTTCATATGAATGGAAAGGTGTAGGATTTTACACGACAAAAAACAAATTTAAGGAAGTAATAATTTTTACAAAATAATAAATAAACACGTTATGAAAGAAACACTATTCAAAAGACTGGCGAAAATCCAGCAAGAGTTAAAAGCTCCAAAGAACCAATTTAACAAATTTGGCAATTATAAATATCGTTCCTGTGAGGACATTATGTTAGCCGTTAAGCCACACCTCAACGGATTGGTATTAAGTCTGTCTGATGAGGTTAAAGAAGCTGCTGGGTATATGTATGTAGAAGCAACTGCAATGCTAACAGATGGCGATAAAGTGCAGATAGTAAAGGCACAAGCTGGTATAGACCCAAACCGTAAAGGAATGGATATAGCACAGGCATTTGGAAGTAGCAGTAGCTATGCTCGGAAGTATGCATTAAACGGCTTATTTTTGATAGATGACACAAAAGATAGTGATGCTACTAATAAGCACGATAAACAAGCATCTAAACCAAAGATGTCAAATGACAGATTTAAAGAAGCTTTAGTTGCTATTGATGACAAGAGATATACTCTGGAACGTCTAAAAAACGAATGGGCATTAACCCCAGCACAACTCAAACAACTATAAGATGCTAAAGATTAGATGTTCAGCACTTGGCAAAATAATGACCAATAGCAGAAGCAAGTCTGAAGTATTGAGTAAGACTTGCAAAACCTACTTACAGGAACTTGCAATAGAAGAGATGTACGGAATACGAAAAGAATTTTCAAGCCGTTACACCGACAAAGGAAATCTTGTAGAACGTGAATCTATTGATTTAGCACAAGAGGTATTAGATTATGGATTTATGTATAAAAACGAAGAACATTTTAACAATGATTTTCTAACAGGTACTCCAGACGTAAACACGGATAACATACTTTTAGACGTGAAGAGTAGTTATGATGCAACAACGTTTCCATTCTTTGCTGAAGATATACCAAACAAAGACTACTATTATCAATTACAGGGCTATATGGCGCTCTGTAACAAACGTAAATCAGTTCTTGCATATTGTTTAATCAATACACCAGATGAAATCGTTGAGGATGAAATAAGAAGAGAGCATTGGAAGAATCATTTAATAGATGAGTCTGAAGAACTACGCCAAGAAGTAGAAGCCAAACACAATTTTGACCATATACCAGCAGAAAAACGAATCAAAACGTTTGAAGTAAGATATAACAAAGACGTTGTTAAAGCCATCTACGATAGGATAAAAGAATGTAGAGAATATTATAAAACATTAATAGATGGGCAGACGTAAATTATCAGTAAACGAATCAAAGAGTGAGCTTATAACAATAAGAGCCACAAGAAGAGAAAAGCTAATAATCAAGAAATTGGCTAAAAAGAATGAGATGAAAGTAAGTGAGTATATATTAAATAAAATAATGAATAAATAAGTTATGGAACAGAAAAACAACACAGGAGCAATCTTTAAGAACGACTACAAAAAAACGGATTCACAACCAGATTACAAAGGCAAGGCACTTATTGATGGTGTGGAGAAAGAAGTAGCACTTTGGGTAAACGAATCAAAGAACGGAAAGAAGTATTTTAGCGCAAAGTTTAGCGCACCTTATCAAGCAGAAGTAGAGCAAGGGGGAACACAAGCCGATAACAAGGCAAAAGAAGCTATGAGGTCAACATCGGATGACCTACCATTTTAAGTAGCGATTAATTTGTATGAGGAAGCCATCTTAACAGGTGGCTTTTTTTTGTTGTTTACTTTCTCTAAAGGTAAGGTAAAGGTAAACAATGGTTTTATAGTAAGTTGTTTCTATTGACACTTTTTGTCAAGTCATTTAATATCATTATCTATCAAAAAATTAGGGGAATAATTGGGTAAAGAATTGGGTAAAAAATAAGATAAGCAATTTTATTCTGTTGATTTAATGCCCATATATAAAGAGATAGAGATAAAAAAGTTATGGTTTAAAGTGGACTACGACAAAAATCATTAGTTATCAACAACTATCAGTTTAAAACTTCGTCTTTATAGTGTTAAAAAATAATCACTACATTTGCTTAGATACTAATCAATGAAATGGCTAACAGAAGTCGCTAAATATCACGAAGACTATTTAAGGATAGTCCGAAGCTATGGCGAAGATGTTTACGCAGAAGATATAGTGCAAGAGATGTATTTGAGGCTACATAAATACGGAGATGTAAGCAAGATACTACATAAAGACGGAGAGGTAAATAAGCCATACATTTATTGGACGTTAAGAAACATCTTTAAAAGCTTATGTATGGAAAGACAAAAACATCAAAAGGTAGATTTAGACGAGATTAAGCACCTTACCGTTGAATACGATTACATATCAAAAAAAGAAGCAGAATATTTACTGGAAGCAAAGCTATCTGAAGAGATGGATTCTTGGCATTGGTACGATAAAGGTTTATTCAAGTTATATAGAGACAAGGAATGGAGTTTTAGAGAGGCATCAAAGGAAACCAAGATAGGAACTAAAAGTATATTCAGTACAATTAAATACTGCAAACAAAGATTAAGAGATAATTGTGCAGAGGATTACGAGGATTATATAAACGAGGATTACGAAAAAATATAACTAATGGAGAAAAACACGGAATACTATTTAGGATTAGACAAAAGGTCTAAGGAGTACAAAGATTGGAAGAAGCAACAACCCAGCGAGGGATTAGGAGACACCATTGAAAAGATAACAGAAGCTACAGGCATAAAGAAAGCAGTTGAATGGTTAGCAGGAGAAGATTGTGGGTGTGATAAACGAAAGGAATCTTTGAACAAGATATGGAGGTACAGAAACACGAATTGCCTTACTGAAGCAGAATACGAATGGCTATCAGACTTCTTTGCTCAAGGTGGTACATATAGACCAAGTGGCAAAAGAAAACTATTCACTATATACAACAGAGTATTTAATGCAAAGCAAGGAGATACAACTTGTAAGAGCTGCATTAGAGATATAGTAAACAAGATGCGTAAAGTTCACGAAGCATATAATGATTAAGATAGTAGGGCATCCAATAAGACATAAGAAAAGAATCAAAGAAATACAGGCAAGGTTTTTAGATTCTGGTGCTGATGTTGAGGTATGCTATGAAAACACGAATCACATAACAATAACAAATGAAAACAGAGAAAGTAAAGATAGGGAAGATAAAGAATAACCCTAACAACCCAAGACTAATTAAAGACGATAAGTTCAAGAAATTAGTAAAGTCAATTAAGGAGTTTCCAGAGATGTTAGAAATACGTCCAATAGTAGTTGACAAAGATAATATTGTGCTTGGTGGCAATATGAGATTAAGAGCTTGTCAAGAGGCTGGATTAAAAGAAGTTCATATAATACAAGCAGATAAACTTACAGAGAAACAACAAAGAGAATTTATCATTAAGGACAATGTAGGATTTGGAGAATGGGATTGGGACGAAATAGCAAACAACTTTGAAACACCAGAGCTGAATGATTGGGGTTTAGATGTATGGCAACCAGAGGAAGATATTGATTACAGTATATTAGACGATGAGGATTTAGCAGCCGAATTAGACGATATGACTGGCAATGTTAAAAGGGCAATACAAATAGAATTTGAGGCAGAACATTATGACGAAGCCTTTAAGCTTATAAGCGAAGCAAGAAAAGAAGGTAAAGATGTGGGCTGGATAACATTACAAGCGTTTAGGGAAATATGATACCAATATATATCCCATCATACAATCGTGCAAATACAATAAAAACATCATTGTATTTAGACAGTTGTAATATTTCCTATAAGGTGCTATTACATACAGAAAAATGTAAAAGCGAATATTTAAAACACGGTAGAGTAAAGGAAAAAGACATAATTGTAACCAATGTGCCTAAAGGTATTACAAACCAACGAAATTATATAACTAATCATTTAGCTCAATTTAATGAGTGGTACATTTCATTAGATGATAATATAAGTGGATTCAAAAAAGTAATAGATAAATATTACCAGCAAAAAAAAATAGATGTTACAAGTAAAAATATAACTCAAAAGGACTATAACCAAAAAATAAATGCAAATGAATTTTTGATATTATTAAAACAAGACATTGATATAGCTGAAAAAATAAATGCACAATACATTGGTTTTTCATCCGTTGATAATTATTATTTTAATAATCGCAAGTATAAATCAGTTGGGTATGTCATATCTAAAGCAGTTGCTATTAAATACAATGGCATTAAATACGACAAAAAACTTGAAGCTATGGAGGATTTTGGCTATTGTGCAGAACAATTAATACAAAACAATGCAGTACTCATCAATAGCTTTATAAAGCCAATAGCAGGACATTATGAGAAGGGTGGGATTGGAACTTATAATGAACGTGTCAAACGTAAAATTATAGACTGCGCATATTTAATGCGTAAATACCCTAATTTTTTTAGATACAAAGTAAAAAAGAATTGCCACCCAAAAGCAGAACTACAAATTAGGTTTAACAACCCAAAACAGATAAAGGAATGGAAAAAGTTATATTACAGGAAGTAAATCACAATGTAAAGATAGGTAATAAATGCGAATACAAAGAACCGAATATCATTGAAGATAGCATCTTTTATTTAGACGGTGAGCCTGTTGGTTTTTATATGACGCAGATGACTGATGCGATGTGTAAATTAGCTAATATTGCAAACAAAGAATTTAACAGTAACAATGTACCAAAAACAGAGATGAGCAGAGGTCCTCAAGGTAGTAAAAAAGATAAGGCTGAAAGAGCAAAAGCCAATGTTGAATTGGTTACTCAAATGAGTGCTATATTAGGCGGTGTACCACCGAAGCCACATATGCGCAGACCATATCCAACCATATCCAGCGTTCATTCGGTTAAGTCTGCCCAAACATTTATAAAAGCGATGTTGATGTTAGCTAAAGAAAGTGAACAATTAATAAAGGAAATAATGCCTAAACAATATAAGGCACAAACAAAGCTATTTGAAGACGTAGATAAGAAGTGGAGATTTGGTAATTTGTTTACCAGCTCTATTAGTAATTATAATATTTCAGCACCTTTTCACAGGGACACAGGAAACATTAAGGGCGCAGTTAACGTCATTATATGTAAGCGCAACAATTCAAGGGGAGGAGATTTGCACGTACCAGACTATGACATAACTATAGGGCAACAGGATAATTCAATATTAGTTTACCCAGCTTGGAAAAACATACACGGAGTAACACCAATAATTCCAACCCACGAGGGAGGATACAGAAACAGTTTAATATTTTATCCATTAAAAGCATTTAAAGGAATTTAATTATGGCTAACGAAGAAAACTTAATACCATACGAGAAAGGGCAATCTGGTAATCCTAAAGGCAGACCAAAGGGAAGTAAGAACAGAAGCACGGTAGCAAAGAAGTGGCTATCAGTAGAACAAGACTTAAAGAATCCGTTAACAGGAGATAATGAGATAATGAGCCAAGAGGACTTAATGACATTGGCTTTAATCAAGAAAGCAAGAACAGGAGATGCAATGGCATACCAAAAGCTTTTAGATAGTGCTTATGGCGCGCCTGTACAACAGATAGAACAAACCAATATAGAGCAACCTTTATTCCCAGATGTTAAAGAGGACAACGGCAATAGATAAGATATTAGCGTTAAAAAAACGAATCAAAATTATACAAGGTGGCACAAGTGCTGGTAAGACGTTTGGTATCTTGCCTATCCTTATACACAAAGCAGCAGATACACCCAGCCTTGAGATTAGCGTAGTAGCCGAATCAATACCACATTTAAGAAGAGGGGCATTAAGGGACTTCTTGAAGATTATGAAGTGGACGAATAGATACTTTGATGACAGATATAACAAGAGCCATTTACGTTATGACTTTGCTAATGGTAGTTTTATTGAGTTCTTTAGTGCAGATGACTCAAGCAAGTTAAGAGGAGCAAGAAGAGATATTCTGTATATTAATGAGTGCAACAATATAACCTTTGATGCTTACAATGAGATGGCAATCAGAACACGAAAGGAAGTTTATTTAGATTTTAATCCAGCTAATGAGTTTTGGGTACACACCGAACTAAAACACGAATCAGATGCAGACTTCATTATCTTAACGTACAAGGACAATCAAGGACTTGACGAGGGTATTGTACAACAAATAGAAAAGAATCGCTTAAAAGCAAAGACAAGCACTTATTGGGACAATTGGTGGCGTGTTTATGGAGAGGGCAAAATCGGTCAATTGCAAGGAGCAGTATTTACCAACTATACAATCATTGATAAAATACCAGAGGAAGCGAGATTGATAGGCATAGGACTTGACTTCGGATATTCGGCAGACCCAACGGCAATTATTGAGATATACACCTATAATAACCAAAGGATATTAAACGAGTTAGCATACCAAACGAAACTGCTGAATTCTGACATCGCTAAAATATTGCCTGTAAGCGTTCCAATAGTAGCAGATAGTGCAGAGCCTAAAAGCATTGAAGAAATACGCAGAGAGAAACACGGAGTGCTTATAAAGGGTGCAACCAAAGGAAAGGATTCTATCAACTATGGAATAGATGTAATGCAAAGGCAAGATTATCTGGTAACAAAGAGCAGCACAAACCTAATTAAAGAACTTCGTTCATATTGTTGGGATACTGATAAAACAGGTAAGCGACTAAACAAACCCATTGATAATTTCAATCATGGATTGGATGCAGTACGCTATCACGAGATGGATACATTAGGGTTAAATAAGAATTATGGAAGCTATTCTATAATGTAGCTACGGATAACAAAAACACGAATATTTAGTTATTAATATAAGAAGATGAAGATAGATATAACAATACCAACAAATTTAAGTGAGATACCATTAACTCGTTATCAAAAGTATATTGATATGCAAGATAAGAGCAATGATGAAGAATTTATAGCACAGAAAATGATACAGATATTTTGTGGCATAGAACTCAAGGAAGTTATGAACATTCAGCTAAAAGACTTAAATGAATTGATAGTACATTTCACAGAGGTATTTAAACAGAAGCCAAAATTAAGACGTCACTTTAAATTGGGAGAGTTTACTTTTGGATTCATTCCTAACCTGGAGAATATAAGCTTTGGAGAGTACGTAGACATAGAGCACAACTTACAGGATTGGAAAACATACCACAAGGCGATGGCAGTAATGTTCAGACCAATTAAAGAGCAGTATAAGGACAAGTATTCCATAATAGACTACGAGCCGAATGAAGATATGCAAGAACTGATGAAGTTCGCACCTTTAGATATTGCCATAGCATCAAGTGTTTTTTTTTACGATATCGCGAAAGAATTACTAAACGATACGCTCAACTATTTACAGAAACAGACGAAGATAATGACCAACTCAATGAGTTCAACGAAAGAGTTCAATTTGGCAAAAAATGGAAATGGTACTCAAGCATCTATCATTGATGCAGTTACAAAACTTCAACTATCTCAATGTCTTACCTATCTCACATTCGAAAAAGAAAAAAACGAAATTGAAGCCAGAGAGCTTAACAGAAAAATGAAAAGATAAACTATGAACTACTTCGATATAATAGACAAATTACGAACACACTTTGAAAGCGATGAATTAATATCCACCGTATCACAAGGCGACATTTTTGACGTTGACCTAAATAAGCAGACTATATTTCCTTTAGTGCATATCATAGTCAATACGGCAACCTTTGAGAATAACGTGATTAGATACAATTTAAGCATCTTGGCAATGGATATTGTGAACGTATCAAAAGACGAAACCACAGATAAGTTTGATGGCAACAATAACGAGCTTTATGTACTCAATACTATGTTAGCAGTTCTTAACAGATGCTATGAGTTGTTAAGAAGAGGAGACTTATATACAGATGCCTTTCAAGTGGATGGTACGCCAACGTGTGAGCCATTTACTGAACGAATGGAAAACAACCTAACAGGATGGACGTTGACCTGTGATATATTAATACCTAATGATATGACTATCTGCTAATGAAGAAAGGCGAAGTACAAAAGTTATTAGATGACTTTAGAGATAAGGTTATAAAGGAAGCTAAACAAGGTCTGCCAAGAGATACTGGCACACTTGCAAATAGCTTAAAATCTTATGTAAAAGAATCGCCTAATAGTGTACAGATAACTTTTCAAATGAAAGGGTACGGATGGTTTCAAGACAGAGGGGTTAAGGGTGTAAAGAGTGGCAAGAGTTTAAGTGGCTATAGATTTGGTACAGGTAGTGGAGAAAGTGGTGGATTGACAAAAGGCATCAATCAATGGGTGCAAAGGAAGAAGTTTCAATTTAGAGATAAGGAAACAGGTAGATTCTTAAGCTATGAGCAAACGGCAAGAACAATAATACGGAGCATCTGGAATAAAGGAATTAAACCAAGTATGTTCTTTACTAAACCATTTGAAAAATATTATAGAAAGCTACCTAAAGAAGTGACAGAGAAATACGCTTTGGATATGGTGAACTTATTCAATACAATCACAGACGAAAACTTTAAAAAACTAAAATGAATTTATCAAGAAGTCCTTACATAATAGAGGTAGACGATGCTACACAAACAGGAAGCAAAATAGAATTATATTTGTGGAATACTGGAAGCCAGCCAGCAAGTCCACAATATACACTTTCAAAATTAATTCCAGCTTCTAACAACACGAAAACTTTTTATAATCTTTCGCCTTATGTTAGAGAATACTATACGTTTACAACGTGGCAAAATCTGTATAATACTTATGATGCAGACATCAACACGGACTACAAAGTGAATTACCACGTTGACGTTTATAATCTAATCGGTGGCACTTATGTATTAGATGCTTTGGCAAGTACATCTGGGGACTTTATGGATGGCTTTGCTTATTATAGCGATGGATTTAATGCAGTTAGTTCTACTGTGCTTTTAACAGAGGGAACATATTTTTATAATTATGATGGGAGCTTGTTTTCTACAACGCCTATTAATATGGCTGGCAGCTTTGATGTAACAATGGAAATAGCAGATGCCATAAGATACACAAACACGAATACAGGAGCAACACATACGGTAACGGCTACAACGGCAGGAATGAAAACATTTTCACGAGTGTATTTGCCTTATTTACAAGATGGGAATAAAGTGGAATGGCTAATAGGTGGAAGTGGTGTAAGATGGACAGGTTACTTTGTGCCACAATGTGAGCCGAAGTATTCGCCTGTAGCAGTAGACTTTTTAAATCGTTACGGAAGCTGGGCAAGGATATTCTTTCAAAAAGTTAAGAAAAGAAACATCAGCGTCAAAACGAATGAATACAAATTCAATCCAAGTGTACTACCATTTTTTCCAACTAACGAGGGACAGATAAAAGAATTTAATATTAATGCAACAGAATCAATAAAACTTAATACAGGATGGGTAAATGATTTGTATGGAGAATACATCCAAGAAATGATGTTAAGCGAAAAGATACATTTGTTAGACCCAGAATATAACACAGACTATTTACCTGTAAAAGTTAAAACAAAATCTTTAGAGAAACAAGTAGGCATAAACAACGGAATGATTAACTACGAATTGGAGTTTGATTTTGCTTACGATTTAATTAGTACGGTTGTATAATGAGAACAGTACAAGTATACATAGAGGGACAAAGACTTGATTTATTCAAAGACGAAATAATTAGCGTTACAAGTAAGCAGCAAGATATCCAAGATATTAGCAAAGTATTTACCGACTTTAGCCAATCATTTAGTGTTCCGAGTACACCAAAGAATGATGCTATATTTAAGCATTTCTACAATAGTGATATTGGAGATATTCAAGATGTTAGCACAATTTTTGACCACAACATCAGAAGAGATGCTTACATTGAAATAGACTTAACAACATTTAGGCGTGGAAAAATAAGTCTTGAAAAATCGGAAGTAAAAAACAATCAAGCGTATTCGTATCAGATTACTTTTTACGGAGATATTACAAGTCTAAAAGATAAGTTTGGAGAAGAGAAGCTACAAAACTTGGATTTAGTAGGCATATATTCACACGAATATACAGGGACAGAAATAGAAAATAGAATAACTGATGGCGCAACAAATTATGTTATACGCTATCCATTAATAGCACAAAGATATTTAACGTATCAAGATGGTGGGGTAAATGATATTTCGCCAACTGGTAGCAGTCAAATTAATTACACAGAATTATTTCCTGCTATTCGTATCGCTGCTTTATTTGGTGCTATTCAAGGTAGATACGGAGTAACATTTGAGGGAACTTTTTTAACAGATAAGCGTTTTCAAAATTGTTTCTTGTATTGTCAAAATAAAAACAACTTTGAATACTTAACAGAAACATTCGATTTAGAATTAGACACAGGAGGACAGAGTGCTTTTGTATTAGGAACTGCAATAACACCTCCAGAGGTTTATACTGATTACTTTACATTATCAGATAATAGCTTAACCTATGGTTATATACCATTTAATCAAGCCGTTCCAAGCAGCCCATCTAATATGAGCTTCTTTAGTTTGAGGCATAAGGTAAATATTAACACCTATGGTTTAGATGTCATCACGGCAACATATTACATTGATGTAATTTTAAATGGTGTTCTTCAAATAACTTATGATAGTTCACAATTTACAGGCAATGCAATAATCACTCAAATATCTAATGACTTAAACGATATTAATTTAGAACAACAAACATATTCTTTTAGAGTCAGAGCAAGTGAGCAAATAAATATTGAAATTGAAATAATATATAGCCAAGAATGGGTGTATTTAGATTCTTTTGGCTCTGAAGTAGATGGTATAAATACATATTACGCAAAGGGAACTACACCATTATTAATTGAGGGAAACATATCTGTATTAAATTACTTGCCAGATATGAAAGTATCAGAGTTCTTTACAGGCGTTTTAAAGGAGTTTAATTTAACTTGCTATGGAATTGCAGAGGGTGTGTTTCAAGTTGAGCCGTTAGACGATTGGTATGCGAAAGGTGCAGTTATAAACATCACGGAATACACGGATATAAAAAGCATAAAGATTGATAGAGTTAAGCTATATAAATCAATATCATTTGAATATGAGCAAAGTCAAAATATATTAAACAACAATTTTAGGGATTTATTTAGCCGAGAATATGGCGATGCAGTTAGTACATTTAATTATGATGGTGGCGAGTATAAAATAAAGCAACCATTTGAGAATATGTTAATGACTAAATTCACTAACACGGATTTACAAGTTGGTTTCACAATAGACAAAGACCTTAATACATACGTCCCTAAACCGATGCTATTGTATATGTATGACAATAAAACGTGTGCATTTAAATATTATGATGGAACAAGTACAAGCACTATTAATACATATCTGCCATTTGGACAAGATGTAACGGTAAACAATAGCGATTTTACTTTAAACTTTAACGCAGAAGTAAGCACCTTAACTAATTTGGTAAATCTAAATACTTTGTTTAGTGTTTATTATAGTCCTTATTTACTTAATCTGTACAATTTAAAGAACAGAAGAACAACCGTAAAAACGAATCTACCTGTAAGTTTACTTACTAATCTTCGTTTAAATGACAGGGTAGTTATTAGAGATAAAAGATACATTATTGAATCAATGAAATCTAATCTCAATACTGGCGATGTAGATTTAGTTTTAATAAATGATTTTAGACCTGTTATCGGCATAGGTAATGGAAGCTTACCCAATGAGCCATTACTACCAGACTTTCAAAATCAATGTTTAGATGTTAGAATATTATTTCCAAATGGAGTAGTACAAGCAGATGTAACTTGTAGCAATCCAAGTGTAACGATTACACCAAGCACTTTGACAAGTGAGGGTACGATTGAGGTATGTATTCCAGAGAATCCTACATCTACAACGATATTAAAAACCGAAGACGATTTAGACTACATAAACACGGAAGACCTTGCAGATAGAGTAAGAACAGAAGAGGGCAATTTAGCAGTATACACTTTAGTTGTTACCTATACATTCAGTAACGGAACACAAACAAGCAACCAAATATTTATCCAACAACAACCATAATGATAAAGAACATAGTAGACTTATTGGCATTAAATGACTTCTATGAAGCATCAGAGAACGTGCAAATAGCGAAAGGATTGTATAGTTATGAAACAGGGGTTAAGGCGATTTACAAGCAGAAGAAACGTGAACAAATGTTAAAGAAATTAAAAGCAGATACCAATGGCAGAAAATAAGACTATCAATATAAAAATCAATAGTAACACAAAGGAAGCTACTAAAGATACTAAAGACTACAATAAAGCTATTGGAAGCACAAAGAAGCAATATGATGCCGTTCTAAAAAGTGGCGATTCTTACGAAAAGCAATTATCTGACATTAACAAAATAGTTAAGGAAACACCTCTGAATGTAAGAGATATGAATAAGCAAATACAAGCTTATCAATCTATAGCATTAAGTGCTGGAAGAGAAACACCAGTAGGTCAAGAGGCATTAAAGAAAGCGTCTGAATTAAGAGATAGATACATTGATATTCAGAACGAAACTAAAAGACTTGCAGATGACCAAAAGAATCTACAAGGTGCGCTCCAATTAGTTGGTACAGGTGTGGCTGCCTTTGGAGCAGTTCAATCTGCTATGGCTTTGTCTGGTGTAGAGAGTGAGAAGTTAAGGGAAACAATGGTTAAGTTAATGGCTGCCCAAACCTTGATGAATTCTGTGAATCAAATAGCTACGGCTTTTGAGAAAGAAAGTTCTGCTCTCTTATTACTGAAAGCAGCAAGAATGAAGGCTTTATCTGCTGTAACTGTTGCCTACACTTTTGTAACAGGAGGAGCAACTACTGCTATGAAGTTATTTAGACTGGCATTGATTAGTACAGGTATCGGTGCTATAGTTGTAGGGGTTGGAATGTTAATAGCAAATTTTGAAAAAATTCAAGAAGTTTTATCCGATGTAAACAAAGGTTTTAAGGATGGGAGTGTAGTTACAAAAGCGTTAATGATAGCTTTTGCACCTTTAATTCTGACTATAAAAGCGGCTACAAAAGGGTTGCAGGCTTTAGGAGTTATAGCAAGTGAAGAGGATAAAAAAGCCGATGCGATACATAAGGCTAAAATGAAGAGGTATTTTGAGGAAAGTAAGGCTTTGTCTCAGCAGTCAGAAGATGTTAGGAACGCGTCAAGAGTAAGGCAAAAAGCTTTAGACGACGAGATTGAAATGCTTGAGGCTCAAGGTAAAAAAACAACGGCTATAAAAAGACAAAAACTACTTGAATCTATAGAACTAGCCAAAGAGGAGGAGAAGCTAGCAGAAAAACGGGCGATATTAGCCGAAAAGAATAATACCATTACAGCAGGAATAGCGAGAAACCTACAAAAAGCAAATGTTAGATTTGTAGAAGAGCAAGAAAGGAAGTTAAGAGTATTCGACGCTCAAACCAATACAGAAAGAATAAGTAATTATAAAGATTATGCAAAAGAAAGATTAAACGCTGCCAGAAAAATAGAAGACATTGAAAATTCTTTAATGGAAGATGGCATAGAAAAAGACCTTGAAATTAACCGTGATAAGTTTAGAAGACTACAAGAGGACACCAAGAAAAACACGAAGCTAACTGCAAAAGAACGTAAGGAACTTAACGATTTATACACCGAACAACAGGAGCAATCTGAAGCAAAAATCAGAGAGAAATATGATAAAATAGAAAGAGATAGAGAAAAGAAAAGACTTGAAAATATTGCCAAGCAAAACAACGACTTTTTAGATACCATTGCAGAGATAGAAGAACAGAACTATGAAAACACTTTATCAGATGAAGAAAGAGAATTAAGAGCAGTACAGGATAAATATTTTGCATTAGAAGAAGCAGCTCAAGGAAATGCAGACGCATTGTTAGAAATAGAGATAGCCAGATTAAATGCAGAAAATGAAATATATTTAAAATATGACAAGGAAAGAGATGCAGCGCAAAAGGTTAGAGATGACAAAGCAAAGGCAGACGCTAAAGCATTACAAGATTATAAAATAAGCGTTGTACAAGGTGGCTTAAGTGCTATTAATGATATCGCTGCATTATTTGCTAAAGGAAATGAAAAGCAACAGAAGAGAGCGTTTCAAGTTCAAAAGGCAGTAGGTATAGCACAAGCAACTATAAACACGGCACAAGCGATTACAAAGGTATTTGCAGAGACTACTGACTTTACACCTACACAGAGTTTAAGGATAGCTAATGCAGTTGGTATTGGAATTGCAGGAGCTGCTCAAATAGCGAGTATTGCATCACAACAATTCACAGGTGGTGGAGGTGTAGATAGTCCGACAGATATAGGTGGAGCAGGAGGTGGCGAAGCAGTTGCACCAAGCTTCAACGTGGTCGGAGATAGTGGCATAAATCAAATCGCACAACTTCAACAGGCTTGTAGTGAGTGGAGAGGTAACTACAAACCAAGCATTAGATAGAAACAGAGTTCAAAACGCAACACTTTAAACCTTTTTTAGTTATTATAGTATGAAGATAATCGAATTAATTACAGACGAATCAGACGAAACTTCTGGAATAGAAGCCATCAGTTTAGTAGAGCAACCAGCCATCGAAAGTAACTTCGTTGCACTAAATAAACACGAATTACAACTTAAAGAGATAGACTCTGAAAAGCGTATTCTTATGGGTGCTGCGCTTATTCCAGACAAGAGCATCTATAGACGCAATGAAAAGAATGAGGAGTACTATATTTATTTCTCACAAGATACGGTACGCAAAGCAAGTGAATTATTCTTTAAAAAGTCCAACCATCAAAACGCAACGTTTGAGCATAAGGACAAGATTAATGGAGTGACTATAGTAGAGAGTTGGATTGTTGAAAACACGGACAAGGACAAGACTGCGCTATATGGCATGGATGTACCTGTAGGAACTTGGATGGTATCGGCTAAAATAGATGACGAAGAACTATATGCCAAAGCAAAATCTGGAGAGGTTAAGGGCTTCAGTATTGAAGGATATTTTGCAGACCGATATGAGATGGGAAAACGCAATGACCAAAAGGAAGAAATAATAGAAGCTTTAAAAGACCTTTTAGACATCAAAGCAGAAAGTTATGCAGACTATCCACAAGCAGTAAGCAACAACGCTAAAAGAGGCATAGAGTTAAATAAGAAAGTAAACAACAAGTGTGCAACACAAGTCGGTAAGGTAAGAGCGCAACAATTAGCAAACAAAGAAGCCGTAAGCGTAGATACAATAAAAAGAATGTACTCTTATTTAAGCCGTGCAGAAGTGTATTACGAGAAAGGAGACCAACAAGATTGTGGATATATTAGTTACTTACTTTGGGGTGGTAAAGCTGGTAAGCGTTGGGCAGAATCTAAATTGAAAGAAATTGAAAAAAAGTAGAACGGGAAGATTAGGAGGCAAACGTGCCTGTCTTTGTAAAGATGGGCAAACATATTCGCAAGATTGTTGTGATGGTGGCTTATGGGCGCAAGGAATAGGCAATATCACAGGCGAACAGGTAGAGGTTGGAGCATCAAAATATAAGGTACAACATTGCAGTTCAAGTGTAGAAAGAAACATACATATACACGAGGGAACATTAAATATTGGTGCAGTCTATTATTTAAGGTTTCACAATAGCAATTATGATGGATGCTATACTATCTCATCTACTATTAATTCAAGTGGCTTACACGTTAATTCTTTCACTTTATACTCTGATTGTACAGATTGCCAAAACGCCAACTGATAAGCAATACAAGGCAAAAAGGAAACAGATACTTAATTATTTAGTTATTATAGTAGATAACTTAAATTATATCACAATGAACACAAACACAGTTTTGAATAAAGTAAGAGAATTACTTGGAATGCAAATCGAACTTGAGCAAAGAAAGCTTGAGGATGGAGTAACAATAGTTGAAGCAGATTCTTTTGAAGCAGAAGCAGAAATTTTTATCGTAACAGAAGATGAGCAGAAAATTGCTTTACCTGTTGGGGAGTATAAAATGGAAGATGGAACTTTGCTTATCGTAAAAGAAGAGGGAATCATTGCAGAAGTAAAAGCAGAAGAGGAAGCCGAAGAGGAGAAAAAAGAAGAAGAAAAAGAAGTAAAAGAAGAGGAAGCTGGATACGAGGAGAAAGAGGAAGAAATGGCAACAGAAGAAAAGAAGCCAGTTAAAAAAACGGTGGAATCAATTGTTAAGGAAACTTTCTTTACTGAAATCGAAGCTTTAAAAAAGGAAAACGAAGAGTTAAAAGCAGAAGTTGAATTGTTATCTAAAAACAAAACTGAAAAGGTAGAAAACAAAGAAGAGGTTGTGGAATTATCTGACGTAAAAACGGAAGAAAATGAAGCAGCAACTAAACCAATAACACACAATCCAGAAAACGTAGAAGAAAAAGAGGTATTTAAATTTAGCTCTAAAAGAAAACGTTCTACAATGGATTCAATCTTTGAAAAATTAAATAAATAAATAATTATATTATGGCAACAAGTGGTTCAATTACCTCAATTACAACGACTTACGCAGGCGAATTCGCTGGTAAGTACGTGGCGGCAGCTTTATTAAGCGCACCAACTATCGAAAAGGGTGGAGTAGAGATTCTACCTAACATTAAATTTAAACAAGTAATGCAGAAGATGGCATTAACTGACGTTCTTTCTGACGCATCTTGCGACTTTACAAGAACTGACGATGCTATCACATTGACAGAGAGAGTACTTGAGGTTAAAGACCTACAAGTAAATCTTGAATTGTGTAAGCTTGACTTCCATAACACATGGCAAGGCGTTGAGCAAGGCTATTCATCTTTTGATGTATTGCCAAAATCTTTCGAAGATTACATGATTGGATATGTAGCAGAAAAAGTAGCTGCAAGAAATGAAGTAAACTTCTGGAGAGGAGACAAAAATAATTCTGGAGAGTATGACGGAATCGTTACTCAAGTAGCTTTAGACGCTGGCTTACCAGCAGCACAAGAAATCGCTGGAGTTGCAGCATCTGCTACGACTATCATTGATGAGCTTGGAAAAATTGTTGATGCTTTACCATCAAGCGTTTACGGAAGCGAAGATTTATTCATCTATCTTTCACAAGATATGGCTCGTGCTTATGTTCGTGCTTTAGGTGGATTTGGCTCTATCGCTAACAATGCAGGTGCAAATGGTGTAGACAACAAAGGTACACTTTGGTACGGAATGGGACAAGATTTAGCTTTTGACGGAGTTAAAATCTTTGTTGCAAATGGATTGGCAAATGGAACTGCAATCGCAACTAACAAGTCAAACTTGTTCTTTGGATGCTCGTTACAATCTGATTTACAGGAAGTTAAGTTGCTTGACATGTCAGACCTTGACGGAAGCAACAACGCGAGAGTAATCATGAGAATGTCCGCAGGAGCGCAGTACGCAATCGTAGATGATATCGTAACATACGGAATCACAAACGCAGTAAACTAAGAAGACTAATTAACTAACCCCTATGTTAAGTAGGGGTTTAAGTATAAACTTATAAAACACTAAAAAACAATGAGTTGCGATATCACACACGGAAGAGTTGAGGAGTGCAAGGACAGCGTAAGCGGTCTCAAGGCAATCTATATAATCAACTTCGACGATTTGAACGAAGATAATGCTACATTTGACACAGGCACACCTGGAGAAGAAGACCAATTAGTAACTTGGACTCCTGCATCTGCTTTATCAATGTACAAATACGAATTAAAGTCAACGGCTAATGCCTTGAATACAACCATCAATGCATCCAGAGATAATGGAACAACATTTTTTGGTCAAGAATTAGTTGTTAATTTAAAGCGTCAAGACGTAGTTACACACAAACAAGTGAAGCTACTTTCTTACGGAAGACCAAGAATCATTGCAAGGTCTATGACTGACCAATTTTTCATGCTCGGATTTGCTCAAGGGTGCGACGTAAGCGCTGGTACTATTGGGACTGGAGCTGCTCTTGGAGATTTCAACGGCTATCAACTCACCTTTATGGCTGAAGAGGAGCTACCACCATTATTCATTGATTGTTCAACAGAGGCAGAATTAGCTACGGCTTTTGCAGATGGGTCAGCAACTGATGCAGTAATAGTAACTAACTAAGAATCTTTCTTATATTCCTTTCATAACAAGAGGCACTTTTCGGAGTGCCTTTTTTATTGCCTTAGATTTCAAAAGGGCAACAAAAAATCACTATTTTAGTTATTATAGTAGATGATTATATTACAAGAAATAGGGACACAACAAACATTTAGCTTTATACCAAGAAGCCAAACGTATGATAGTATGTTTATTACTGATGACCAAACCAATACAGAGGTGCAAGTCACAATAGACGTAAACACGAATGGAGACTACTATGATACAATTAGTGCTATCTTTGATATTAAGCAGAATCATTTTTATAACCTTGTAATTAAAAACGGAACTGATATAGTACACTTGGATAGAATCTTTTGTACGAATCAACCTGTGGCAACGTATTCTGTAAATGATGGGCAGTTTACAAGTAGACCATCAAACAATGAATTTATAATTTATGAGTAAAGACATACATATTTTAGAATTGGCAGCTTATGAGCCACCAGTTATTAAGGAAGCAAAGCGAGAAAATTGGGTTGAATTTGGAAGCTCAAATGATTATTATGGATTCTTAATAGATTGTTATACTAATAGCACCACGAATAACGCCATTATAAACAACGTAAGCCGTTTAATTTACGGAAAGGGGTTAAGTGCTACCAACGCATCTAAAAAGCCGTCAGAGTACGCTGCTATGATGTCGCTATTTAGCAAACAATCTGTAAGGCATTTATGTACTGACTTAAAAATGTTAGGACAATGTGCTATGCAAGTAATCTACACTAAGGATAGAAAGAAGATAGCACAAGTTGAGCATATACCTGTGCAACTTTTAAGAGCCGAAAAGTGCAACGAAGAGGGAAAAATCGAAGCATACTATTATTCGGATGACTGGAGCGATACAAAAAGATACCAACCAAAAAGAATTAGTGCTTTTGGATGCTCAAATGATGCTTTAGAGTTGTATATGGTTAAGCCATATTCAGTAGGATTAAAATACTACGCACTACCAGATTACGTTGGAGCGACACCGTACTGCACTTTAGAGGAATCAATTAGCGAATACCTTATTAACGAGGTCAATAATGGATTCAGTTCAAGGGCTGTAATTAATTTTAACAATGGCTCACCAAGTGAGGAGCAGCAGCAATTAATCAAATCAAAGGTATTAAACCAATTAACAGGAACATCTGGAGAGAAAGTTATAATTTCTTTTAATAACAATCAAGATAGCAAAACAACGGTAGATTCAATGCCTGTAAATGATGCACCAGACTTGTATTCAACTCTTGCAGAAGAGTGTTTAAGAAAAGTAATGTTAGGGCATCAAATAACATCGCCGTTATTATTTGGAATAGCGTCACAAAATGGCTTTAGTTCTAATGCCGATGAATTAAAGAATAGCTATATACTTTTTCAAAATATGGTCATCAACCCAATGAGGCAAATGTTAATAGATTCATTTAATGATATATTAGCTTACAATGATATCACTTTGGATTTATTCTTTGAGGAGTTACAACCGTTAACGGCAGATGGAGACTTAACTAAAACGGATGAAGCAGAAAATACAATGAACGCTTTAAACTCTTTATCTCCATTAGTTGCTAACAAGGTGCTTGAAAATATGTCACAAGATGAGATACGAGCTTTAGTGGGTCTTAAAACAAGCCAAATACCACAAGATGTAAACCTTAATAAAGACTTTACAGATACAGAGGGAGAGCATATACTTGACAAATTAGAGGGCGAAGAGATTAGCGATATATATGAGTTAATAGAAGAGAGAGAATACGATGACCAAAACACGGATTTAGATACTTGGATAAAACAAACAGAATCAAAGAATAAAAGCACCTTACAGAAGTTTGCAGATGTAATAAAAAGCTTTCCAAGTAGACAAAGCTATTTAGACAAATCAATCTACAAAGTAAGATACAGATACGCACAGAAGTATAACTCTGGAAATAGTAGAGATTTTTGCGTTAAAATGATGCAAAGAACCAATAGTGGAGTAGTATACAGAAAAGAAGATATTGATATGGCTTCATTTCAAGGTGTCAATAATAAGTTAGGGCATAAGGGACAGAATTATAGTTTGTTCCGATTTAAAGGTGGAGTTAATTGTGGACATTATTGGAGTGAGCAACTCTATCGCTTAAAGAAAAAGAAAGATGGAACGTACTATGAGGATAAGGCATTGAGCAGTTCACAAGAAGTTACAAACATACCACAGAGCTACAAACCAAATCCATCTGGAAACAAAGATTCTAAGATAGCTCCAAAGGATATGCCAGATAACGGACATCACCCAAATTACAAAGGATAAGATATGGCAAAAGCACTATTAATAACACGAGATGACGTAGTTCGATTTACTTCTGTAAATGGTGGAGTAGATACTGATAAGTTTATTCAGTACGTTTCAATATCGCAGGATATTCATATTCAACAAATGACAGGAACAAGGTTATTAGAAAAGATACAAGCAGACATAATAGCAGATACATTAACAGACCCATATTTAACGCTTCTAACCGATTATATTAAGCCCTGTTTAATCCATTTCGCTATGGTGGAATACTACCCTCACGCTGCTTATACAATCGCCAACAAAGGAGTATATAAACACGGAGCAGAAAACTCGGAATCAGTAAGCAAAGAAGAGGTAGATTTCTTAATGGAGAAACAACGCCAAACGGCTATGCATTACAAAGAAAGATTTATTGATTACGTTATAAATAATAGTAATTTATTTCCAGAGTATTACAATAATCAATCTCCAGATATGTATCCTAATCAAGACACAGATGTAACAGGTTGGGTATTATGAAGAAATATAGAGTTAAGGCGGAGAATATAAGGAAGTTAGAAAAGTATTTTAACAAGATAAAAAATGGCAGAAATAAAGATAAGCGACCTAACGGCAAAGAGTGCTAATTTAGCAAACACAGATTTATTTGTTATTGCAGAATCTGATGGTTCAGGTGGTTATGTATCCAAGAAAATAACAGGTTTGGAAATAGCCGCAATTGCAGGAGATAATATTTACCTTGTAGATGGAACAATTAGAGGTAATCGTACTGTAGATTTAAACGGTGTTTACTTGGCTTTTCAAAATAGTGGTGCAGATGTATTAAAAATTAGTGCTGCTGATGTTATAAGCTTTAATAATGCTTATTCATTTCCAACGGCAGATGGAACGGTTGGACAAGTTCTTAAAACGGATGGTGCAGGCAATTTATCTTTTAATCAACCAACGACAGGACTATATGCACAAACGGTACAAGGTGCAACACTAACCAACACAACAACAGAAACAAGTATTGTAGGAAGTGGAGTAGGTAGTTTATCAATTCCAGCAGACCACTTTGTTGTTGGCGATTCATACCACGCCAAAATTGGTGGCGAAATTTCAGCACAGAATGGCGACAATATAACAATTAGAATAAAGAGTGGTGCAACGGTATTAGCAACAACAGGAACTATTTCTTTAAGTCCTACTACTACATTGGGTTGGGAATGTGAAATAGACTTTACAATAGCAGCAATTGGTGCAAGTGGAAGTATTTGTACTAATGGAAATTTTGCATATACACGAAACACAGGAGGTTTAGAGGGTTATGTATTCCAAGATGTTGAAACTTTTGATACAACGGTTGCTAATACTTTAGATATTACGGCAGAATGGGGACAAGCTAAAACACAAGACGAAATACATAGTGCGAACTTTGTATTACATAAAACTTATTAAAAATGGCAAACACAATAGATTGGGGACAAGCAGCAGTAAATAATACCAATGGATTCGGTAAAGCACCAACAAATAATACAATAGATTTTGGCGAAGTTAGTGCAGATAGTTGGAGTCCAGAAACCAACTTAACAGGAGCAGGAGCAACACCAAGTTTTCCTAATACCAAATCAATAGAGCTTGGTGGAATTGACGATAGAGTTATTTTTACTCAAGTAAGTAGAAATGGAGTTTTTACCTTTAGTTATTGGTTTAAATTTACGGGTGGATTTAATGTAAATACAGAGTGCTTTATATGGGGTTGCTACAATAATAATTCAAGCTATATTAAGCTCGTGTCAAATACTCAAGTAATATTAAAACTAAATGGCACACAATATACAATTAATGAAAGTGGTGGCAATAATATACCACAAAACACTTGGTCAAATTTTACACTAATAAGAAACTCCTCTAACTCTGTTCAATTATATTTAGATGGTAATACATTTGGTGCGCCAATATCAAGTACAAGAACATTTACTTTTAGTTCATTCGGTAGAATTATAAGTTTAAGCTTTGGATTTAAAGGATTAATTGATGAAGCTTCATTGTTTTATAGTGATGAAACTGCAAATTTAAGTACTATTACATCAAGTCCAACTGATTTAACTTCATTGAGTCCTTTATCTTGGTATCGTTGTGGCGATGGAGATACTGTACCAACTTTAACAGATAATGGAAGTGGTGGCAACGATGGAACAATGCAAAACTTTAGTACATTCTCAACCGATGTACCAACATAAAAAATAAAATGAATTTAACATACGCAATACTATCAATAGGAGATATTTTAAACATCGACTTTTCACAGGTTGAAGAATCTAACGAAAACACGGTTAGAATAAGTTTAGATGGACTTGAATTTGTAATTAAATACACAAACACACCAACTTTTATAGCTGATGGTAGTGTACTTCCTTTACAAATATTAACACACGAAGAAACTTTGGCACTTATGCAAACGCCAGAATGGAGTGAGCCAATACCTGTGGAATAATGGATATTAGAAAACATCAAAACGTACTTGCAGTTTTGTATTTTCTTGCAGGATGCTTTTGTGCATTCTCTTGTATGTTTACAAGTACAGAATTACACGTACAAGCGTTTGGTGTATTTCTATTATTTAAAATAATTTGGCTAATCACGGAACAACTATAAGATGAAAACACAACTCTATAT